GCGATATGCAACATGAGTTTGAGAAGGCTGTCGAAAAGAAAACCGACGAAAGCGTTAAAATCATGCGCGAAAATTTGAAAGAAGCCAAAGCAAAAGCCAAGGCTGAATTTGATCGCACTATAAAAATGCAAGCTGGAGTCAAAGCCTTTATGTCTAAGGATGAGTTCAGCCTCGTCCGTTCATGCCTTCACCCTGACAAAAATGCACACCCAAAGGCTGGTGAAGCGTTCAAGATATTCAACCGCCTTGCTGATGTGAAGAGCTGGTGATAGAGTAAAAATACTGATTTTGCGAGACACTTGAAATATGGTGTCTTTTTTTTGCACCAGAAATCCTTGATCCAGCCGGTTGGTTGTATGATGCATGATGCGTGGGTTATACTCTGGGTATGGCTAATATAAATTTTACCGAAGAGGACTTAGCGCGCATCGATGCGGCTATCGCTTCTGGTGAACTTCTCGTTTCCTACGATCAAGGCAAAATTAGATATCGCGACTGGAGCGATCTGATGAAAGCCAGACAACTAATCGCAAACACCCTCGACGCGCAAGCCGGTAAAGAAGTCCCTTGCGCCAAGATATGCACAATGCTACCGGTATCCAATTTATGACTGCCGTAAACAAGAAGGTGATATCGATAAACCGTGCAAACGCTTATCAGGGTTCATCCACCAGCGCACGGGCATATACATGGAACGCGAGTTCAAGTTACAGCCCGAACAGCGGACTCGTACCAGAGCTTACGCGGATTCGCAATCGCGCACGTCACGCTTACCGAAACCATCCCTACATATTCAAAGCAATCAACACGCTGGTATCTGACGAGATCGGTGGAGGCATTGCTGCACGGTCACCTGATGATTCACTTAACGAATATTGGCGTGGCGTAACTGCAAACATCGACCCTGAAGGCATACTTCAGTTTGGCGGTCTTCTGGCGCAGGTTGCTACTGAGAGGCGCGTATCTGGAGAGGTATTCATCCGTAAGCGCATACGCAGGGCTGCATCTTACGACTCACCATTGCAATTACAGGTGCTTGAGGGTGATTACTGCCCTGAGAACTTAAACCGCAAGCTAAAGAACGGTAACCGTGTTCGCGCCGGTATTGAGTTCAACAGAACCGGTCAGCGGGTTGCTTATTATTTCACCACATCACATCCTAACGATGGCGTTTATGACCAGGACTTGATGTATGGCAAGTACGTTCGCATTCTTGCGCGTGACGTGATTCATCATTATATGCCCACCCGTGCTGGGCAACTTCGCGGTGAGAGTGACATTACTCAGGCCATTGTCAAGACGATGACGCTGGAGAAGTACTCTGACGCAGAGTTACAGCGCAAAGAAACCAAGGCGAGTTACACCGGCGCGATCACCCGTGACCCGCTGGTATTTACCGATGGCGATGAGACTGTTGAACAGGGTTCTTTATCGGTACAACCCAATTCAATGATTGAGTTACTACCTGGCGAAGACATTACCTTATTCGATGGTGATAGCACCGGTTCTGGTTATTCTGATTTTATGTCAGAACAGTTACGGGCGATATCAGCCGCGCTTGAAGTCCCGTATGAGTTTGTTACCGGCGACTTCAGAAACCTTAATGACAGATTGCTTCGCGGTGTGGTTGACGCTTACCGCAGACGTGTCAGAATGCAACAGAAACTGGTTATCGATCAGGTTTGCAGTACGGTATGGCGCTGGGCGCTTGAGGCTGGCATTCTCACCGGACGGATTAATATCGCCGGTTACGGTAACGACCCCACCGAGGCCAACAAGGTTCTGTGGAGTCCTGAGGTGCATGCTTACATTCATCCGCTACAGGACGTTCAGGCACAGTCGTTGGCTATCGAGAAGGGCTTAAAGTCGCGTCAGCAGACCATTATTGAACGTGGTGGTGATCCTGAGTTGGTTGATGAACAGCGACTCGAAGATCAGGAGCGCGAGAAAGATATCGACAAGCCAGATGACAATAATGCGACTCAAGAAGACCGTGCAGACGAGAAGCCATCGACTACTGGTCGTAAATAAGAAATGGCTATATAGTTGAATCTAACAACCTTTTAAGATACATTTCACATATGAAATATGCCCATGTGATGTCCAAAGTCCTGAATCAGCCCCTGCTGATGGAGGCATCTGCTCTCACTACGTTTATGTCGGTACTTGCTGACAGGGCTGGTATAGAGTCTATTGACGTCGATGGAGATACACTTGACCGCAGTCAGATGGCTGATCTAATGGCTGAGTCACGCGAACGTAAGCGCAAGCCGTATATGGTTCATGGTAGCGTTGCGGTTGTCCCGATTGTCGGCACGATTGTCCAGAAGAGTGGCACTATCAAGCCATACAGCGGCATGACGGGTACTGACGGCATCGAAGCTAACATCTGGATGGCGCTTGAAGACCCTGATGTCGAATCTATCCTGCTTGATATCGATAGCCCTGGCGGTTCTGTTGCCGGTACATTCGACCTGAGTGACATGATTTATGAAGCGAACGAGATCAAGCCTGTTATTGCTTATGCCGGTGAACTTGCCGCTTCCGCAGCGTATGCGATTGCCTCTGCCGCCTCCAAAGTATATCTGCCTCGCACGGGTGGAGTAGGCAGCATCGGAGTATTGACTGTGCATCAGTCGATTGAAGGTGCGCTTAAAGAAAAAGGCGTAAAGATCACAATAATTAGTGCCGGTGACCACAAGGTTGACGGTAACCCATACGAAGACTTGCCTGATGACGTTAGAGACAGCATTCAGGTCAAGATTGACGAAACCCGCAATTTGTTTGCAGGGAGTGTCGCCCGTTATCGCGGCATGGACGTTAAAACCGTTCTCGCTACCGAGGCTCGTATGTATACTGGACAGAAAGCTGTTGAGGCCGGTCTGGCTGATGGAGTGATGACATTTAATGAAGTACTGAATTTAATGCAGGACATGAATATGGAAAACGATCAAATCGAACAAATCGCTGTCGAAGATGAGCGTATCGCCCTTGAGACCGAAGTCATTACTCTTGCAGATAATGCAGAGCATTCCGACCTTGATTATGCTATTGCACACGAAGAGTACGTCGATCCTCGCGCAGACGCTGTTACTGTGATTGAAATGTGTAATGAAGCAGGATTCTCGCAACTCGCATCAGACTTCATCGTCTCAGGTGCAAGCATTACTGACGTGACAAGCTTTCTTGAGAGGGCCGATCAGATTAACAGTCTGTGTGTCGCCGCCGGAGTGGATGCTACCGATATTATCGCAAACATCAATGACCCTGTTGAACTTGCGCGTGTATTGCTTAAGCAGGAGGAGACTGAGATTGATTCATCTCACTTAGCTGAAATGTTACCCGAACAGAAGCCTGCGATGAGTAGTGCTGAAATCTGGGCGAAGCGACATGCCCAGACCGCTGTATGATTTTAAATGGCGGGTTATCCGCTAACTTTAACCGCCATTAAGAGGAATTCGACATGGTACAAAAAACCCAAGGTGTCCAGGACGGTGAATTCTTGCTGTCTGAGGCAAACGGCGAGTATTCTCGCGATAACTCAATGGTGCAGGCTGGCGACACGATTGTAGCCGGTCAGGTCGTTGAGATGGCTGGCAACTATGTCAAGCCGTTCACTGCCGGTACTGCCGTAGGCATCGCCTACTCGACCGTTGCTGCTGAAGGCGATACCGCAATTGCACTTATTACCCGCAATGCCGAGGTTTCTTCTGCACTATTGACCGGTTGGGCTGGTACTGCCGCCACTAACCTTCCTACAATCATCGTGAGGACTGCGTAATGTTGTTAGATGTATTCAAAGCTGATGCGTTCAGCATGTCGAGCCTTACTGAGGCCATCAATCTGACACCTTATAAGCCTGGTCGCATTGCGAGTCTTGGCTATTTTCAAGAAGAAGGTGTCTCCACTACAACCATTCAGGTAGAGCGATCTCACGGTAGCTTGCGCCTTGTGCCGAATACTCCTCGCGGTGGCATTTCAGAGAACGTGAACGCCGACAAGCGTGATCTGACTCCATTCATCGTGCCTCACCTGCCTGAACGTGCCACGATTTACGCTGACGAAATTCAGAATCTTCGTGCATTCGGTCAAGAAGGTGATGTCGAGACAATGACCACTTATGTCGGTCAGCGACTTGCAACTATGCGTAGCGACATTGACGCTACCATTGAACATCACCGCATGGGCGCAATCAAAGGCCAAGTGATGGATTCTGATGGCACTTCAGTCATCATTGACTTATTTACCTCGTTCGGTCTCGCGCAGTCCACGATGCCTTTCAATCTGGACACGGATACTACCGATGTTCGTGCGAATTGTATTATCGCTACCCGCGCCCAGGAGAATATCCTTGGTGGTGCTGCGATGACCGGTTCACGCGCATTGTGTTCTGACTCGTTCTTCGACGCATTCATTGCCCACCCGAAAGTGGTATCGGCGTATGACCGCTGGAACGAAGGTGAGTTCAACCGCAATGACCCCCGTGCAGGATTCTTGTTCGGTGGCATTATCTGGGAGAACTATCGTGGTTCTGTTGGCGGCGTAAAGTTCGTTCAGGACGATACAGCATTGCTGATCCCTGAAGGTGTACGTGGCCTGTTCATCACTCGCTTTGCACCGGCAGACACACTCAACGCTGCTAACAGCATGGGTCTGGCGTACTACGCGATGCAAGAAGAGTTGCGGATGAACAAGGGCATTGAACTTGAAGCCCAATCTAATCCGGCAAACCTGTGTACCCGTCCTGATGCTATCATCAAGCTTGGCCTTGGTGCTACTGTACCCGCTTCTATGACTTCAAGCGCAATGACAGTAAACGTGGCTGAGATTGCAAAATCTGCCAAGACTGCAAAGAAGACCAAGTAAACGACATGGCTGGTTTTCCCAGTATGTATGAGTCCCTGTTCCGCCATTTCAGCGTTGCGGGGATTCTTGTTTCTGGTTCAGAATTTGAACCGGTGACTGAACCTGTCAGGGTGATTATTGAGTTCGGAGTCGATGAGATTGACGAATATAATCAGCTTGTAGGCAGAGTCGACAAGGTTAGTTTTAAAAATCCAGTATCACCATCCAGAGGCAATCGAATTGATGTTTCTGAGGGTGACTTTGCTGGTAAATATACGATAGGTCGTAAACTGGAGAATAATGGTTATATCTCTGCATTTACGATAGCGAGGGTATCTGCATGATGACCGTGCAGCTGCCGAACTGGGACGAGGTAATGGCGAAGGTTGATCCGATGGTGATCGACAAGGCCGTCAATTCATCCATTCGTAAAAGTTTGATGAAGACCCGAACCCAGATTAGTAAAAATGTTCGCAAGGTTTACAACGTCAAGGCTGGAGATATCGGTAAAGTCGTCACACTCAAGAAGGTTGACAGCAATCCACCAACCTATGTATTGAAGTATTTCGGATACAGGATATCTCTGCGTAAATATGCCGCCCAATCAAAGAGAATCATGTCTACAAGAGGCTGGCGCATTGGCGTTACCGTGAAAGTTCGCAAGGACAGAGGGCGCAAGATAACCGGTGCATTCTTTGGGCCAGGTGGCTATCCTGCGTATGTTCGCAAAGGCAAAGAAAGGATACCAATCGAAAAGCGTACCGGTCTGGCTATCCCGCAGATGGTTCAGACAAAGAATCAGCTCGACCTTGCATATAAAAAGTTCGGTAAGGAGATCGGGATTATATTCCCTAAGCAATTAACCTATTATATGGGCATTGCAAAGTGAGTAAGATAGCATTCGGAGATGTATCTGACATCATTGACCGGCTAAACGTCAAGATGACGACACTCAAGACACCTGCAAAACATGCATGGTCTATTGACCCTATTGACGAGTATCTTGATTACGCGCCCACCTGTGTTGTTTACCCAGGTGAACAGTTCTCATCCAGAACAAAGGATAGCCCAGTATGCCGTCAGCAGACGCAAATAGGGCTGATTGTAATGATTATCTCCCCGATAGTGACCCTTTCAGACGTTGTAGAAGACGTTCGCAAGGCATTGCTTGGGTGGCAGGTAGGCGATGATTATAGTATCATCAAACTCAGCCATCAGAACGTACCTTATGCCATGCCTGTGGAAATCAAGGCTGACTATATTTGGTGGAGTGAGACGTACCAGATTGATTTCTTGAATAGGACTATTTGATGGCACGATACGAAATGATTGATGGTAAGCCAGTATTGGTAAACCGCACAAAGATACCTGGTCGCGATAACGTGGCTGACCTTCCGGCTAAAAAGTCGGATAAACCCGCCAAGCTGAAGAAAAAGGCAAAGGCTGAATCCACTAAAGAGGACTGAAAAATGGCGGTAGCAAAACTACTTTTAGCGAAAATTGAAGCCACGTATGGGACTGACCCCATGCCTGACGCACTATCTGCGATTGAGACCCAAGACCTTGAGATGCTTAGGTACGAAGGTGATCGTGTTGCCCGTGAGGTTGACCGGTCTATCCTTGGCGGCAAAGAACAGGTCAATGTACTGCCTCACACAAATACTTCGTTTGGCGTTGCGCTGGCTGGTTCAGGTACTGCCGGTACGCCACCTGCATGGGGCGAGTTGTTTCGCGCATGTGGATTCAACGAGACGATTGATGTAGGCATTGATGTCAAGTACGCGCTTGCTACTGACGGGTCAGACCTGAGTAATTCTGATAGCGTAACGCTTTACGATTACCGTGATCAGGCAGGCCAGTTGCAGAAGACCAATGGTTGTCGCGGCGCTTGCGAGATCACCATGTCCGGTTCTGAGTTGCCGAAGATTGCGTTTAGTGACTTCATCGGTTCGTACCTTACCCCTATTAGCGGGTCTAAGCCTGTCGGCATTGATTGGTCTACGTGGCTTTCTGAAGTCGCATTCACAAAAGACAACGTACCGATTCTTACTTTGGATAATGAGTCTTTTTGTACTGAGTCGTTCAATATCGCATTCGGTCAAAGCGTATCACGGCGTAACCTGCCTGGTTGTGAAAGCACGGTTATCTCTGACTATGAAGTAACCGGCGGCATGACTGTTATCGCTAAAGACGTGGCTGCTTACAACATCTGGGCGCGTTCTGAGTCACACAACGGCGTGATTAAAGTGCCTTTTGCACTCCAGCTTGGTACGGTTGCCGGTAACATCATCGAAATCACCTGCCCAGAAGTACAGATTACTGAGGTATCTGAAGGTGAGTCCGGTCAGGGCGATCTGAATCAGGAGGCGTCACTTTCATTCATCGGTGACGTTACGGTTGCCGTTAGATAGAAGAAAGCAAAAGCAAGTCAGAAAGGCCATCGGTTTCGGTGGCCTTTTTTGTTGAGAATCATTCTCGTTTAG